TTTTTTTTTTTTTTTTTTTTTTTTTTTTTTTTTTTTTTTTTTTTTTCATCTAAGAAATAGGATTCAACTAGAATAACTTCTAGCCTAGACGCACATCCAGAGCAGTCTATGATTTGAGTGTGAGCTGGTTGCTAGGCGGTGGAAGAAAACCAGCAAAAACTTCCATTTAACCTATATCACACTCGGACATAAATTAAACTTAAAGGTTACGAAGACAAGCTTAAAAGTATACTCTTAAAGATAACTATTTAATCAAGATAAGCTCGTTCATCACCATGATCTCCATGTTCATGTTCGGTGACGTCGTCATCTGTGTGTCTCTCGTAACTGGTTCGGGCTCTCTGAAGTTTACCATCAGTGACCATCACCCTATGCACTCCACTGCCAATTGCTGCTATCTTGGCTTGTGCCAATTGTTCTCGTATGGTCTTTGGAGTGCTGCTGGTTGCAACGTAAAAATCAAAGGCGTATGGGATCATCTCACGCCTTGTTATGCCACGCTTTATACCCCATGTTGTTAGTCTCCCACCTTTAGCTAACATTTGGGATGTTGGCTCGCTCAAGCGACGCATGATGCGTCTGAGTCCACCATTCTTGATAGCAGAATCAATCATTATTTTAGCAGGGAGGAGACCAACCTTCCCATTGCCATCATGAACCTCAAAGTGTTGGTTAACATCCATTTCAGAGGATGTGCCACTGTTGGCACAATATAAGCACCATGCTGTTAACACTATCTGGAAGTCAGTTTCACTCCGTATCTTGAGGGATGACCGAATGTCATCCACCCATGCACTATATTCTTCATCCTTAGCTCGGGCTGCATTGACATCAAACTGCTCATCAGGAATGAACTTCAAAACTCGATGGTTCCAGATCTTCTTCCCCTTAATTGTTGGGACAAGTTGTGACAATGATGATTTCTGGATCGCTGGCATTTTCCACTTAATCTCTTCCTCATCATCACTGTTAGTTCCTGGTGGATCAATGACATCATCCGTGCCTTTAGCTGGATGTGGAGGTGATGGTGGATCTTCCAGTTTCTTCTTCCCCTTGGCCTCTAGTGCTGCCTTGGCCTCTAGTGCTGCTTTTTCTTTTTCATTCTGGAGCTTGGCTGCCTCGAGCGCCTTGGCTTGCTCCTCTTCCTTTTTCTTCTTTTCCAAATCCATTTGCAACTCTTGTGTTCCCTCCTCAGAGTGAACTTCATAATGAAGGGCGTGTATTTGCAGTGGGTCCATGTAGCAGATTGTTGCCAGCTCATGCTCATTGGCATAGATGAGTGCGTCCTTATACTCGCAAAGCAACCATATTAAATAGAGATTCATGATCCCAAAGAGCCATGGGTCATTGTAAGCTTCAATGGTTGCTGCAAAAGCAGCTTGTGCTGCGTGAACCACGCCCCCTTTCTTGATCCACTGGACTATTCCAAATTCGGCGGGGGTTCAGCTGAAAGCCAACACCTGATGGGTGTTGCACCATTGTTAAGCTCATGTATGGGTTCTCCATTATGTTATCGGTTAAGATATCAAATTCATAGCTCAAACCCAAATCACCGATTTCATTCGAAAAATCCCCTCCGAACTCGTGTTCAAATTCCCTTGAGATTGAAAATTTATTATCATCCCCATTGCAAACAAAGCGCATCCGCTCATGAAGTTGGGAGCAAGTCGTGTCCCCAGTTTTGGAAATGTAAGCGTAGAGGAATGATAAAATGAGAACAAGTGTGTTATCAACAACAGTACTTGGTTGGCCACTGTTATTCCCTAGCTTCTTCATGATTATATTTCCAGCAATTGTGTGCACAGGGGTGAAAACGAACTCTCTGTACATATGGCTGAGGGCAGCTTCTGCTTCTTCTTTGCACTCTGGTGCCATGAAGTGACACCTGATTGAGTAAATCACATCAAACAGAAATGGGTCGATAGAAGCATCAAATCTCGACCCGTCACCACTCCCATGAAGCCATCCTGGCTCATCTAAGTAGCGGTGCACTCTCTCCCAACCTCTCTGGAATTTGTTAATACCAACCGTGTGAGGCGCATGTAAGTGTGTGGCATAAAATTGTTTGTTGAAATCATCGACGTATGCCTTGGCACCCACCAATGTTGTGATCGGCGCTGCTGTGAACACTCGCGTTTTGTCCTGCTCAACCTTCTCGAGTGGGCGTAGTTCCGCCTTGAGGGATCCATTCCATATCCCTGCGTTCTCTCCCCTCACCAATTCGCGCCTACAATGGATGGCCATTGCAATTAGCTCCTCCTCAGTTAAATGTTGACATAGCTCTCTTTTCTTCATCCCATACATGGGTCCAGCTGCTTTGTTCCACTGGATGTCACTTAAAACCTCCTCAGGAGTTCTAATGCGTGTTGGCGTCATTCCGGCGCTTTCAAGCATGTGGATCAAGCAGTCCGCAGCATTCAATAGAATCTTTTCATCATGGTCAACGCTCTTATAAGCTCTGTTGTATTTGCTCAAGTCCTTCCAATAGGCTGAATGAGTTAACCGACTCGGCAAATACGCGTCCTCATACTCCTCTATGCCACGCACCAATGATTGATGGTTTCTCTTGAACTCCAGCCAATATGGGCTCTCCCCAACATAAGTATGTCGTGTGTTTAGCAGAGCATGTGCATACGCCAGGTTATCAAAATGCTCGAACTGTTGAAGAAATTCACTATCACGAGGACCAAAAATTTCACGGTGCTTGAACAGACCACCGCAATTTGCTGATTTTTCAAAGTTCTCCTTGGTGTAAATTTCTATGTTCCTTGAAAAGGTTTTCAATTCCATCATTTGAAGATTAACCAGGTTTTTCGCCAAATAACCATGCATTTCTGGCTGGAAAACCCACATATTAACTTTGTTGCGAAAGTAGGATGCATGAACCTTCCTGTCATTCGTTCCCATTATTGTAATGGCCTCTGATGGAAATGCTTCAAAAACATTGTGCTTCTTAGCAAGGTCACCCATGACGTGGATTCCCACAATTTTTCCTGTCACGACATCCAGCACAGGGCACCCACACATGCCATTGTGAGTTGGAATCTGATGTGCCCAGCGGTGCTCCTTAGTCTGATGAATGGGTGCTGTTATGGTTGGTACCACTTTGTTTGTCACTGGCTTTTTGTAGATCATTTGCACCAGCATTCCATCATGTGCCGTTCCACAGTGTGCTTGACATTTTATTGGCGCTAGTTCACTAGGCCGTCTCACTAGAACCAAGTCATACCCTATAAAAGAGTACATTTCAGGGAGCTCTGTGACAACAACCGTGCAGTGGGAGAAACTGATACGCATTGGTAATTTTTTCATCATGACGTGAGCTGGCATCACTAAGAAGTCCTTGTACAGTATGCAACAAATAAGCCCACCATCCACTGTGACTGTTCCAATCATTTTTGCAACATCCAAGTTGACCTGACTTGTTTGGAGGTGTGTGGCTATCTCCAGCTCTTGTTGTGGTCTTTGTAACACCTCTGTTTGTCCACTCTGCCGGAAGATTCCAAATTTGTTCTCAAAACCTTGCACGCCATGATGTTTTGTCAACCGATGAGGGTTGTGTGGAGTTAGCCTAACTCGATACACTGATCCATCATTCTTTGTCACTGTGCAATAAATGAGATCATTTGCTTCATCTCCCCATGCTAATAGATTACTGGTTGCTTTGTGGGCATTCAAATGCTTTTCAACCTCCTTCATGTGTTTCAAGGGATTGGCAGTTTCATAAAACACATGGTTGTTTTCATCACTGAAAATGGCTTTTGCCACTTCTTCATCGCTGGCTATGTCATAGAAGTTTGTAAAAACCATGGGCCCTTTTGACATGAACCGATCGAGAGGGGCTCCGCCATCACTGCGATGTTTGGTTTCCCTCCTCGATTTGAACTTTTCAATGTCAGGGTTGTTCTCTATGTAATCATCCGCCATGTCCTTGTGTTCTTGCATTGCTGGCATCCGTTTGTCACGGTTAAACGACTTTCCTTTCATCTCAAGTATCTCCTCATATACTTGCTTCTTGTTCTTTTTGTTGTAGTCGTTGTCCAGCCCATCTTCATCACTCCACATATACCACCATGCCAAACCAGAGAAAGCAGCAACGCATAGAATCATCATAGCTGTGGCTACGCGTTGACGGCCGAGGATTATGGCATCTTTGAATGTAACGCTTGGCAGTTCCTCTAGACTCAGTACCTCCTGAATGTGTTCATTGCTGCATGTGGTATCCATTTGTAGTTCCATACACCGACCAATGTCACTCAGATCTTCTGACGTGATTTCCATTTCTCCTCCGACTTCTTGGGAAGCCGCAAAAATTTCAAGCGTACTGATGAACTTATCGAGTTTTTCAATGTTTCGACGTGCCATCTGTATTTGTTCTCCAATTTTCCTGTCAAGGCCTTTCACTGTGTCCTTAGAGAAAAGACAGGCTAAAGGGCTTTCTCGGTGTAGGTTCTGCACCCTCTCTTTCTCCTGAATCTGCCGTTGTGCTTCATTTCTCAGACTTTGCGCAACACGGATAGCGTCATGGATGTTGCTTTGGTTCGCGTGCATAATCACGTTAGCAGCTTCTTTAACAGGTTTACCCCATCGAGATTTAACGGTTGATCGGTATGCTTGAACTGCTTTTGCGAGCTCCTCAACTTGCATTTCAAATAAGTCGTGTGTGATAAATGGCACACGGCTTTTGACGAGCTTTTCATCCAAGTTGTCAACTGGTGCATGGGCCCCAAGCATTGGCCAACTTTCATACACATGCGAGACGCATTGCATTGTTGCAGTTTTTATGTTGGAACTCCTCTGCACATTGTTCTTGAGGGCTTGCAACAACTCAGGACGGACACTGCCATTTGAGAACACTAGGTCTCGCATGAAAAAGGAGTTCATGCGGAAAGCTAGCATTGTTTTAGCCTGAGCTCGCGTTATTCCCGCCAACCAACTGTGATCAAAGTGCGCGTTGATGTACACGTCCAAGTTGTAAACAAAGGAAAGTAACGCCGCCTCATACACCACATCAGCTGCAACCAACTCAGCTGCTTGCACCGTTTTACCAATGACAATAGCATGGCCATCACGCAAACGCCCAGCTCGTCCAATCCGCTGACGACGCTCGGCGTCAGTCACTCGTCTCTTTCGCAGTAGCAGGGTTTTCTCTACTAAATTCAGCACTGGTGAGTTGGTGTAACCAAAATCAACAACAACATCCACATTTAGGGTTACTCCAGTTTCAAGGATGTTCGTTGTGAAGATCACAAATTGTTCATCTCTCTCAAGTTGATCAATGATCTTTTGGTAATTTGCCTTAAAATTGTCCTTGTGGAGTGACACTGATTTCACTCCTCTAACGCCACCAGAGACTTTCGCAGCGGCGCGATCGCACTCACTCTTCCCAGATAAAAAGACAAGGACACGCTCTCCATGTTGCAGTGCATCCAAGCTCGTCTTCCCATTTAGAGCAGCAATGAAATCTGCAACATCTGCTTTTTCTACTTGATGCTCAAAAATTTGGAATCGCCTGTTGACAGTCTGCTGTAGTGTTCTATCTCGAGGGGTTGCTGTTAGATAGAACTTTCGCACCTCTGTGTGCTTGTTTAAGAGTCCCTCCATTGATAGAGAATGAGGTGAAATTAGATGGGATTCATCAAGAAAAACTGCATCGAAGCTTGATAAGAAAGCTGGGTTGTTTACACTTTTGAAGAAGGCACTCCCATAGGTCATCACCTGTATCGATGAATCCCCATGCTGTTCCTTTCCCTCATGCTTAAAGTAAACACTTTTCCCATGAAAATGAGAGAGAGCTGAAGCTACATTCTGTGTTGTTGCTTGAGTTGGCTCACACACTAAAATGTTTTTCCGCCTTCCAGCTTGAATTTGTAGCTTGTTGTAGTATGCAATGGGCACTTTTGTGGATTTACCTGACCCTGTTTGGCCAACGACAAGTGACCAAGCTTTCTTTGTGTCAACCATATTTTGCCCCACCTCTGTAGCATTATCACTTGTTAATGTAAAAAGACTATCCGTTCTGCCATAAGATAGAGGTCGGGTGTTGTCATTTCCTAGCACCATTTGTTCGTTCACCCAAGCTGAAAAAGTATCCTGATGGTTTGATGTTGCGGCAGCAACCTCCTCATCAGCTTTCATCGTGTCATCAACTTCCAAGGCTAGGTCAAAAATTTTCATTTGTAGCTCCTGTCTGCCACCACCAACGAGCCAACCTGTTGTTGAATCAGTGAGCAACCCAACAAGCCTCGCAACATGGTTAAGCGAGTTAGTCATAACCAGTGCTAGGTCCATATCAATTGCATGAACGAAAAGGGTTATCATAGCCATGGCTGCCATCATCTTTTTCTCATTTTCTTTGCTGTTCAGCTGAAGTTCCTGGCCGTCCTCTTTTTCCTTGCGTTGCTTCATCTTTCGTGCAACATAAGTTGCCAGTTCATAAATCACAAATAAGGTTCCAAACAGGACCAATTTCTTGTAGTTATTACTGAATCTTCGCACAATCAGTTGCTTCATGCAGAACAGCATAAATTTGGAAAGTGATAAGGAACCCCACATTAGCAAGAAGATGTAGCAGATGAATCTTGCTAATGAGTAGCACTTGCAGCCCGTGTTAATCAGACCAAGTACCATCTGAATGCCAAGAGAACTTAGGAACTGGCAGGCGACACCTGTTAACCCATCTTCTAAACTTTGCAATTTGATTCTGGGCGCACCCACATATCCTCGCCTGCTCTCGCGCCATGCTGTAAATGAAAACTTGTCGTACCACGTGGGCTGACAGCCAAAGCTCTTCGCGAACTCTTCTTCGGTTGCGCTGTACAATGCCCGTTCGCAGGCCGTGACATATTTTTTTCTCAGCAACCAACGTGGTGTACAAGTTAGTTACTGCTTGGCGCATCTCGCCCTTGTAGTGATTTTCCTCCCCATCATAAATGCCCATCATCAGCGTGTGGATGTGGTACCAGATCTTTTCAATATCCTTGTCACCACTCTTGATCCTAACACCAGTTAAAGCGGTGCGAACAGCCGTCATAGCAACCACCTTGTTCTCATGGGCGGCTTCGAGTTTCTCAATGCTCACTACAGCTGACGCTTCGTTCTCAATTAAATTTTGCAATCTGCTTAGAAGAGCTGGGGATAAAATGACAAATGCAGCCAGTTGGGTGTCTTTCACTAGGTCCTCAAAGAGACCACCATCTCTGATCCATCCTCTTAACTTCCCTTGAACTTTGGCAAGTTGGTTACTATATAGCTGAATCGTTGTCTCATGTGTCCCACCAACATAATAATTTGGGATTCCGCTTCCCTTCATAAAGCCAGCATTGGCTGCTTCAGCAAGAATTCCCATTTTCATCACATGCCAGCCATGTGGAACTCCTCTTTGGTCACAAAAGTGTATCAGCTTCTTTTCATGGCTAACAGCTACCGCTGGGATTGGCATTGCACCAAGATAAGGCAGCTTCGCGATTAAGTATTGTAAGTAAACACTCACATCGCTCAATTTCGGCCAGCTCGTGATCACGGCATCCAATTCCTTTATTATGTTAGCAAACATAATGTCATCTTCCTGGCGAATGAAGTAGCTAATTGCTATTAGCGCGTTAAAGAAGCAGTTGCCTTGTTTTGCAACTCGATTTTTGATGAGTGGAATTGCGCACACTCTTGATAAGCCACCAAAAACATAGTCAACCGAGGGCACTCTCAAGTGTGCCAATTGCTGCTGGTGTCCCTTCACACACTTGACCACCTTATCACATGCAGTGAAGGAGGTCTGAGCTGGTACAGAAAAGCTTTGGCTCAGAAACTCCTTTAAGGTCATCTCCCTTCCCCGAAGCTGCGAAAAGCGCGCAAGGAGTTTTCCTTTCCCATCGACCATCATGAAGTCTCGTGGATCCTTCATGCTGCAAACTTCGTATCTTCTTTCGATGATTGCAGTAAGGACTTTCAACGTCTCAGGCAGAATGCCCAGCTCGTTCTTTGTTATCAGTTGGAGCATGTGCGTGTTGAAAGTGTCAACGTTCTCAACTTTGAATGCTACGTCATTGCTTGACTTTGCCATTGTGAGTGATGTACGTTTGTTCAGATGCTGTTTGTTTGACTTGATTAAGAGTTTTGGTGATCTTGTTCAAATGATAGCAGTTGTTTGATTGCTTGTTGATTGTTTGTTTGCTTTTG